CTTGCAATTTCTGCGACATGACGGCATGCCGCGCCTTTTGGACTTCGGCATCGGCGTGGAAGTTGCCTGAGGTTTTCAAATCCTCATCGCCTTGCACCAACCGCTGCATGTTCTGCACAAACGAGCCGCTATTCATCTCCTGCATGGCGTTGCCGGTGCGAATGGCCGCTTCACCATCACGAATCAACAACTCGCGTTTGGCTGGGTCGGTGACATGCGCGGACTCTTTCACCGGATCAAACCCGTTATTGACACCTGCGGCCCGTTCATCGCGCCGTTCCTTAAACGCCGCTTCTGCAAGAATGTCCCGTTGCCGGACTTCGCTTTGTTCCAGCACGTTCAGCCGGTCTAACGCCTTGGCATAGGCCGCAGGACTGGTTTCTTGCTGCCACTTGTTCGGCTGTAATTTGCCGTCCTTGCCTTCACTCTCCTGGGTAATCATCGCCTTGAGGCCCTGAATGGCTTCCACGCTATGCGATTGCGCCACACGGTCTATCTTGCCATCGAGTGCCGCGCCCCACAGGTCTTGCCGCATGCCGTTGGTAATCTTTTGCCGATTGACTTCCCCGCCTGTATTCACCTTTTCCATGAGTCCGCGTAAGTCAGCGAGCTTGTCAGGGAGTAAGTCTGGATTGGCTTGCACGATATTGCGGTTCGTTTCGTGCGTCTTGCCGAGTTCTTCGACTTGATAGGCTGAGTTGGCTTTAGCCGCAAACTCCGATGCCGCCAGATTCACATGATTGGCGTTTTGGGCAATCCCAAGCCGAATGCGGTCATAATCTTCAGGCAGGACCGGCGAATTGGGATCTTCTACGACACGGTTAATTGCATCTTCTTCCTGCTGTTTCCCAAAGTTGATCGCTTCCCCAATATGCTGATCGGGAGCCGCAGGATTCGCTCGCTGTTGCCGCGCCTGTTCTTCTTGGAGGGCCTTCAGGTGTTCATCAGAAACAATCCGCGCTACCGCAATCGCAGAGGCTTGCCGCTTCTGCTGGTCAATCTTCTCTTGTGCCAACCGTTCTTCATGGTTGGTGATCGCTTCAGAACGGGCAATATCAGATCCCGCCCGTTCAATCGACTGCCCCAGGTTGTAGAGGCCAGGGCCACCGAGATCATCGGCTTGCGCTCCACGAGACGGGATACCAGCGGCGGTTTCGACTTGCTGTGTATAGGGTCGTATTCTAGCCATTCAACTCCTGACGCATTGCGGATCGTGCGTTTCCTTTACTGGCAACCGTTCCCGCGTAGTAGGCGTTCCCTGCCCCTGTCAGCAATGAACTGGCCGCGTTGAATCCCCCTTGCGACTCCGCATTTTGCGCCTGCATACGGTCGAGATTGGCCGATTCTGCATAGCCCATAATCTTGAGATCGGCAGCGTAGTTCAGGTTATGTTCGTCCAGCTTGGCATTGGCGATACTCATGCGAAGCACATCCATCGGTGAGCCTTCGTCAGTCGCCACCCCGGATGAGGCGTACCCTGCTAACAGCGTCCCATGCACCATCTGCGCTTCTTGCTGTTGGCGAGCCACCTGATTAGCGACTTGCCCCCTAATGGTCATGGCGTTGCGTTCGCTGAGTTGGGCGTTATAACGAGCAGCACTAGCTTGCGCTTCGCCTTGCGAGATCGCGCCTGCGGCGGCGACTCCTGCCCCTGCTATCATCACCCAGCTAATCGGGTCAGCCACGTTGGAGCCTCACATACAGTGCTTGATCGTTCCCGTGCATGTCATACGCTTGCATGGTGCCTTCGTAAGTAAATCCTAAGTGCTTCGCCCATCTGACTGCCGCCTCGTGGCGTGGGTCCACAATACACTCCAACCGTCTGACGCGATATGCCCGTAGGTAGTTCCGTACTGCACGATGTATGTCTCGCGCATAGACGGGCATCTGATCGGAGAGCAAGGACCTCACTTGCGCCCGTCCAGGCCACATCTGAATGATTCCTGCACAGGCAATCACTTCGTACCCCACAAACGCGGTATAGGCCGGTCCTGCTTTGTGAATCGCTGCGCCGTGAGCATCCGTCAACAACTCCTTCAAATGCGCCTGCGTGGGTTGTAACGTGAGCCAGTGCAGGTGCCACGGTTCAAAGGGCACTATGTCTGGTCTTGGGTGTTCATGTGTGGCATCACCGCCAAGATCGTGCCGGGTAATGCCCCGCTCCATCGCCAACATATCGTCGCCTCCGTACTTGAGCCGCCTTCCCAGGGCACCACTTTATCGCCGGTAAACAAGGGTGTTGCGTTGCCGAGTAAGTCGGCAGAAGTTCTAAATGTGAGCGGCGTGAGATCGTCAAAGGACGGTCCTACCGACAACCCTAAACTGTCATGCAGCCGGAATATCACCCGATGAATGCGCTGCTTTTTCCCTTGTGCCGTGCCGGTGGCTGATCCCGTTTCCATGCGAAGGGTTTGCCCGTCGCTGTCGTAGGGGAATCCGATATGAATTACAGTCCCTCGATCTTCGATCCGCAACGTCACCGCTCCATTCAATCCCACCACCAGCGTTGTTTCGTCAGAAATTTGTCGTCCATCGGATACAATCGCCATAGAGGTTTCGCCAGCCAAATGATGCAACCCTCGCACGGTCTGCGCTAGTGATCCGTCATAGGTCAGTGAGCAATCGGCATAGTAGCCGTCCTCTTGGGCGTTGCCCTGCTCCCAAATGTCTTTCATAAACTCAATGTATTGGACTGAACGGCCATTGATATAGCGTTGCACCACCAGCCACAGTTCATCGTAGGCCCCATCTGAGGAGGGCACCACGCAACAGGATTTCACCTTGGCCCGTGCGGTATGGCCCGCATTGCTGTAGCCTCCAAGAATATGCCGCTGCCAGCCTGACACCTTATCGTCCTTGCTGTAGCACTGACTCAGCAACACGCCATCTTTCCTCACCGCCCATAGCATCGGGATCTTCTTCTTCTGATAGGCGATTTCCACGAGGCCAGAGAGCGCATTGGTGGAGGTGCCTGCATCGGGATTCGCAGGGTCATAGTTTCCGCGTGTGATGTGATCGGCAAGCACGGTAGCGTCAATGGATTGCAGGGTATTTTCGTAGTAGAGATAGTTCATCTCCCGCACACGCCGTCCGCTGGCTTCCACAAAGAGAATCGCGGACCCCGCCCGTACCGCCTGAATGTCGTCGCTGCCCCATCCTGTCGATTGCTTCGCGCTAATGTTCGTCGGCGTGATGGTTTCGTTGTTAGTCGAGGGCGTCGCCAGCCATTCACCTTCAAACGTCCCTATGGCGATGCCGTTGCTGGTGCCATCCATCCAGCGAATCGTTTGCACATCGTTGGAGTTCAAGCGAAACGATGGCGCACTCGCATCTGTCACCGTGCCATCTACGCCAGATGGGGCCATGTTGTCGTAGTCGCCCACTTTAGAGCCGTCAAATCGTTCAGGAATGGCGGGACAGCCTCCACGATAGAGTCGGTCCCCATAGAACGTCCCGCAGGCAGGATAGCCGGTGGTGTCAGAATACAACCCCATGCGCCAAGCAGTTTTCGCCGCCGTGCTGGTTAAGGTGTTAATGACCGTGACCGTGACAACGGTAGTCGAGGTCCATCCGGTGACCCGAACATAGCCCCAGGTCCCGCCTTGATTCAGGCGAATGAGTCGGCCTACATCCGTGCTCTGAAAGCCGGTATCGCTGTTAATGCCAGTGACAGCCGAGGCCGTGAGTGTCACGCCTGCCCCTGTTGCCGCACTTGGGGTCAGAGTGGTACTGGTCGTGTTCTCAGCCATATACGGCCCATCCAGAAAGGTCGTACTGGTGAGCGTCCAGCTTGAATCGGTGACGCGAGACAACTTGCGTTCAGGATAGTCAGGATGCCAGATGTACAGCACATCGGCTGACTGCGTGAACTTGAGTTGGAACAAGTCGGCTTCCAGATAGGTGCTGGTCAGGGTATAAACTCGTTTGGCCGTTCCTGCGCTGGAATACGTTCCAAAGGCCGTCGTATCGACATTGCCACCACCGACGTAGGTCATTTCAAACGTATTGCCAATCGTATTGACGTTTGCCACCACTACTCGCAAACCGTTCACGATGGTCATGCCGAGCACGCCGCTAATATCGAGATGATCTCCGTTCGATGGATCGGTGCCGGTGTACGTCACCACCCCAGGAGACGCATTGGAAATGCCGGTAATCGTTAGTGTCAGGTCATAGATCGGCGCACGGTTCTTCTTGAATCGTATGTACTGATCGCCAAATTCCAGCACAAAGGAGGAGACGGTGGAATACTTGAACTTCACCAGTCTTGTTGACTTGGTAGAGTCCTTCACTTCATCACAAAAGTACGTCGGCGGTCTGCGAGTCACCCCACCTTGGAGATAGGCGACTTGATTCGTGCAGACCTTCAGTGCGGATTTGTAGCGTTCAAAGTCCACCCGTCCAGCCATGAGGCCAGAGAACTCACCAGAGTTGAAGTTGTTTTGTATCGGGGAAGAATTAGGCATCTAGTACCGTCCTCGTACCGCCCGAAAGGGTGAATCCGTCCCCATCGCATCGAGTCCTTGATGCCGCTGGATACGTCCTCTCGTGTTGTAGTTGACCTTCGGCGGTTGAATGGGATAGTCAGGGAACGTCTCCGGTGGCACCACCACCACTGTTCCCCACGATGAACCCCATACTGTCCCCCAACTTTGCGCCCACGATGATGCCATTTATGGACCCCACGGCGTACTGACAGATCCATTCCCTGTGACTGTCGTATCATTGACACTTTGGATATTCGCATCGACTTGACCGGCAACCGTATAGGTCAAACTGTCGGTCTTGGCTTTAATGCTCGTGACATTTGATGAGGAATCTCCTAGCAATTTCCCTGCGGTCCCTGCGCCATACGCTCCCGGTAACTCCGTGGACCATGGATCACCAGCCGATCCCGCATCTATTAAGGCTTTCCCTGTCGTGCCTGCGGTGGCATGTCCTGCGGTCGGTTCATCCCATATCAAATCCACGGCGGCAGCGGTAATGCCCACCGATGCTGTCACACTCGCAACTGACCCAACCACATTCCCACCAACATTCCCTGTCACAGACCCCACTGCGCCAGTCACACTGCCGACTGATCCCGTTACGTTCCCACTTACCGTCGTGATCGTTCCTGCGGTGATGTTGGTGGTACTCGCCACCGTCGCGGGGAATGTTGCCGCTAAGAATCCTGTCGGCTGCGTATAGGTCGCCATGCGGCTACTGATGAGTGCATCGAGATTCGTGACAATCAGTTTCCCGATGCTGCCAACAGTGGTAAGTGCTGAAGTTAACGCATCCCATACCGCCTGTACTGCCGCTGCACTCAACCCGTATCCCGTCTTGTCGTTGTTCGTAGTCACGGTCACGCCTGCTGTCACACTACCCACCGCACCTGTCACGCTACCTACTGCCCCCGTGACCGATCCCACCGCGCCAGTGACGCTTCCGACAGACCCGCTCAGATTGCCGGTAAAGTTGACGGTGGTTGCCG